GGAGACGGATGTAAGTAAGGGGGGAACTGTTCTTTAGGTAGGCTTGGGCGGCATATGCTCCATAAGTAGCTGCGGTAGTATTCGCGCCGGTGCGCCAAACGTCGGATCCGCCGCGACCAGGGGACGGCGCTCCGAAAATACTAACAAATTCCTCAAAAGAATTAACAGTTACGGGCCGTAATGCGGGCCCTTTTTCGGCGCGGCCAATGATGGCTGGGCCAATTCCGGCTGGTGATGCGGGAATTTGGGAGTTGTCAATCTCATTAACAAAAACCCCCGGTGAAACGAATCTAAAGTTTTTAACTGACATTAGTGTAGCTCTCCTAAGACTGAACGGTCTTATTAAATAGTATCTTATCTCTGCAACAGACTTATTCTCTTTTTTTCAAAACGATTTGTTAATGTCGAGAATATGCTGTTAAGATTTTCTGTACCACCCGTCCGGGATGGTGGATGGAATGGCGCCGAAAACCGAGCGCTCTCGTCCGAACTTAAATTCGACCGCATTCTGTCGCCTAACAATAGCCGGCGGCTCTTGATTTTCGCCGGCTCCAATGAGATAGCCGAGGACCTCTACATTAATGATGGTTTCATAATTGCGCTGCTCCATGCCTAGAGCCATTTGGTTAGAATTGTCGGCAAAGTCGCCGGATATAAACACCTCGTATGCGTGTCCTAAGGCTCGTATACGCTTTGGCATGCGAGAATTACCAGCAATAACAAAGAATGGGCGCATTAGCTCATTCATCTGCTGTTGGTACTCTGCGCGCAAAGCAATCTCATATCTTACCGTTACCCATGTGGGAAGTGGAATTGTAATAGTGTCATAAACCACCTTGGGTGGGGTTTGGCCGCGATGACCTGTGTTGTATCGACTAGACCTGATTCCTGGGGCGGGACCATACACCCGATTTGAAAGGGCATTTTCGAACTCAGCTGTTTTTTTCTGATTTATTGTCCGGGCAACCGTAATGGTTCCCCCTTTGGGGTCTGGATCGGGGAACATGTGAGCATAAGGCACCCCCCGGCGATCGGGCTCTTTGCTAACGCCTGTACGCGCGACCGTTATCAGAGGAAGAACCAGCGTCCCCTCTTTATCTCGTAACTCTTTATCGTCTTTGGTTTGAAAGGCGCGCTCTGCAGTAGTCCACAATACTGGGACTTTCTTAAACCCATCATTAGAATTAAGAGACAGATCCAGTTCAACATCAACAAGGTTCCACATAGCCCTATCTATAGTTTCTAGGCCAGAAGGCTGAAAAGTTACCTCTTCAAGTTTGTCTTCTACCTCTTTATCGCCAACATGAGCGTATCTTTTCTTTCGAGACTTTTCTTGAATCTGCTGTTGTGTTCTTTTACTCCGTGTATCTCGGGCCATAGCCTTATCCCTAGCCTACGTATATGCCGGCTGGCACATTCTGCAAAACTTTTTCGGCTGCGTCCTGCATATCCGAGTCAGTCGTTGCGAGCTTATCATATGTCACCTCATCCAAAAGGGCCTTCAATTCATCACGTAACGCTGTCTGTTCTTCTTTGGCTTGCGACAAAAGGTCGGACGCATTTAAAGTAATGCTCTCTCCTGGGATTGGTATCTGAGCAAATTTGCCGCGGATTTGGCCAAGTATCTCTTTTGTAAGAGCCAGAGCGAACCTACGTATCCACTGTTTCCCCATAGAGTTAATGCTAGAATAAGGAAGATTTTCAAAAGGCAGTGTGTTAACATTGTTAATTCCTTTAAGGCCTTGGTCGCCGCGGCCGGTCTCTTCCCATGGATCATATTGATTATCAATTGTAAATTGCACCCAGAACTTTTCCGGGGTTGACACAATGGGTGTTGGAAAAAGTCTAAGATTATTATCCTTAATTTCATATGAGTAGTGCGATGTGCGAGTCCATATAGCATCTTCGTATGCCATGGCTTGGAGCTTATTCTGCCACACTGGAACAATGTCAAAAGTTGAGTCATCCGCATACTGACCATATGTACGAAGATTGCCCACCACAGAGAAGCCTCCATAGTAGCCATAGAATCTCCACATAGAACGAGGGGTTTTATAGAAGACCTTACGTATTGTTACGCGCTTGCCTTTAACCTGATCATAATAGGGAAGAGAGGTGTCTGAGGATGCGGACGACGAGATGAGAGTCTGAAGATCATAATCTTGGCGGCCGGATTGTGCCGTAAACGAGGCTGAGTAGATGGGCACTAGTCCACCAAAACCAGCTTCCGTGGTCAACCCTTCCGAAATACGCCTCACATATCCATAATCAAAGCGAGGATAACGCAATTCAATACTAGATCCCGAGAGCCCATCGCCTGACGTAATTTGCCCGTCCTGGTTGAAGGAGGCGGTCTGCGCTCCCAGAAGATCAGAAAGCGAGTTCTTGCTCTGATGCAGGTTTATAATATATGAATATTCTAGAACAGCTTCTTCGTATGCTGCATACACATTTCCCTGATTTAACTCAATGTCGAGGACGTCNCCACCTAACTTTTTATAAGTATAGGCGACTTGATCCACGGCGCCCGACAGAAATGGCGCCGAGTTGACATAGATTCCAAAAGGGAGCGCGCCCGAAACATTAGAGATTGCCCCTGTGACTGGCAAAATATTAGTATTACTGGTGGAAATCGGGTTTAAATTAGGGATCGCCATTAAGAGTACCTCTTTTATTCACTACTAAATAGAAAGCCCCGGCTCTTTCGAGCCGAGGCTTTCAGAAAAGTTGACCGAAGTCAGCTCTTATCTAGACCAGATCGGAGACAATCACGAGGCCGTACATATCAGGACGGACCATCTTCTTGGCGTATCGAGTCATGACTCCCTTACGGGGCACGAAGTCTTCAACACCAAAGATCGTCGGAGTAGTCTGCAGTGGCACGTACGGAGCGTAAACGTAACCACTCTCAAGGAAACTACCTCCGCGTCGACCAACAAGGATCAGACTACGGGGGAAGTAAGGATCGACATAGCAGTCGAACTTCTTCGAGAGTGAACCAACCTTCACGGTTCCAATATCACCACGATCAGCATCAGCAGTCACGTTAGCTCGGAAGCCAGCAGTGAACTCAAGGATGTTGGCAACTTCAGGTCCGCAGACGACGAAGTTGGCAGCACCGCGAAGAGTCTTGCGGTGAATCTGGGCAGAAACATCGTTGATTGTCTCAACGAGAGTCTCATACCACTCACTAACGTTACCGGTGAAATCAGGCGTCGTTGACGCACCCACTTCTGCACCAGTCTCGCGATTAACGAAACGGCCTGCAGCACGGGACCAGTAACGGACACCAGCTGTAGAGCCACGAACGAGGTCCTCAAGGATCTCGCGATCAATCTCAAGAGCGATCTGCTCAGACAGAATCTGAGTAAGCTCGACTTCAGCGTCAAGGTTGTGGTAGGCGTTAAGATCCTGTCCTAACTCCGGAGTCCACTTAGCCTTGAGCTTCTTGGTAACCGCGGTGACGGCTACACTGTCGACCTTGATGTCGATCTCGGGAATGTTCGGGCTGTTCTCCAGACCCCACTCAGACTGACCGATGACAGAACCAAGAGCAGCAGAGCCACTAAAGTAATCTGTCTGAGGCCACGACCAAGTGTTTGCCGCAGCGGCAGCACCTGTGAGGGCGCGAGCCATGGCCGGGGCAACTGTCACACCGTTGGTGAGGGCTGTAATAGCATCTGAACTCGCAAACGTGAACAGCAAGTTGCTAGAGCTACGATCACCAGCCTGACCACCGTTGGACGCAGAACTGAACTGAGTCAGACGGCGCACGAGGCGGTACGTACCAGAGATCTCACTACCGGATGCAGCGAGAATGTTCCAACCACCGGAACCACCAGCACCACCAGCACCCGAAATCTGGATGGCCACAAGGTCATCAAGATTCAAAGAAGTAGCAGCAGCAGTAAAGGTGCTGAGCGCAAGCTCGGCCACAACGACACCGGAACCAGAAAGATCCGGGTCATACTGGGTCAGGCTACCAAGAGTCGCATGCGCGTCATTGGTTGCAGTACCAGTAGCGGCATTATTAACACCACAAACACCCGAGACAACAAGACGGAAACCAGAACCGGCGACGGTCGTGGAACCAGTCGGCGATGCATAGCCGTTGTTGAGGGCGTACGGACCAGCTTCCGGGAGCGAACCTGAAGACAGGTTGACACCACCGGTGATCTGCGCACCAACCACACCACCACCAAAGAGCGATGACGAGGCTGCATAGCCCAGGCGCTGGTCCATAGACGAGCGCTCCCCAATCTCACCAGAAACGGTGAAGTCGAGGAAGAAGATGAGGCCCGAGGGCAAGCTCATCGGCTGAACACTAACAAGATCGTTAGCGATCAGCGAGCCGAATACACGGCGAACGAGGGGGAATGCGACAGCCGCAAAGCCCTCAACGTCTCCGCCCGACATGGACGAAGCCTCACGAAGTAACTCTTTTGCCTGATTCTCAAGCAGTCGAGCCATTCCATTCCGAACTGTATCATCTCCGAGACCCTCAAGAAGACCGGTGCTCTCCCACTTATTAATGAGAGCGCCCCCTTCCTTCGCGAGGTCGCGGTTAACAATACCTTCGGTTAATTTTTGTACGATAGACATTTAATAACCTCCTTATAAATATAGTTTTAGTCTAACCCTGCTAAACGCAGCATTCGATCCATTCTAGGATCTTTAGTTGCCTTGTTGCTTTCTCTTTGGGCGCTAAGGAGCAGTGACGTGTGTTTTGAAACAGCTTCACGAAGTGTTTGTGGACGGGTACGATGATCAATCGGCGTCCTCACTGCGTTTTGAATTGTATCAAACACGACTTTTGCTTCCTCAACAGAATTGGCACGACTAACAGCTTCGACAATTTGATTTTTTTGTCGCTCATTCAAGGAGGTGCTGCCTAATGCCTTGTTTTGGTAAACAAGTTTGGCGTTTGCCAAGTTCATCTTTTTAAGTTGAACTTTGGCCTCTTGTAACAGAGCTTGTAGCTCTCTAACAGAAACATTGAGATTCTTGATTTTCGCCTCGTAGAGTCCAGAATCATCCACAATATCTACTGTGTCTGCTTCTTCCTCTAACTCTTCCTCTTCTTCGAGGTGGGCCGCTGAGGCCGCGGCGATCGCATTATTATTGGCCTGCTCCGTACTATTCTCTGCGGAGTTAAGGGAAGACCATCCCTGAAGTTCGGGTTCCATGTCAACCCTCAGTAGTTCATTAACAAGAGAGTCGAGCATCTCCTCAGAGAGTTCGACTTCCTCTTCTTCTCGAAGTTCTGCGGTGTCGTCGTCACTACCTGTATCGGTGGTTTTGATTTCGCCAGCATCAATCTCGGCGTCGCCGGCGATGTCCTCGTCAGTAATGGGGCCATCTTCCTGCAATTCCATAGCTACTTCTTCGGAGCCCAGAAGATCGTCGGGAGATCCAGTTTCGCCGGCCTCTTCCTCTTCTTCTAGCTTGGCCTTGAGCTGATCGAAATCAATTTCGACTAACTCGTCTTCGGCTGGGGCATCCAGTTCTTCATTCTGAAAGGCAAATGGGGTTTCATTTAGAAAATCCGTGTCGGCGGGCGTAGTGGCTGTTGCCGTCATGTCGCCCCCACCTAGACCGAGATCTTCACCCCCACCTAGACCGAGATCTTC